CCTCGTAAAGTAGGGGACCATCCAGGAAGCTCACGTACTTTACGAGGTTTTCGAACGTGCAGTGGAAACTGCGGGTGACGGCACAGGTCAATTCCTGTGGCCCAAGCAAAAGAGGTACGATGGTAAGTGGTTCGGGTTTGACCAAACCGAACTAGCTCGTAAGAGAGCACAGTACTTGGACAAAACACAGTTTCGGGCTCAGTACTACAACAACCCGAACGACATTAGTTCAGCTACGATCAAACCGGAGTACTTCCAGAACTACGACCCTACCCATTTGACCTTACAGGGTAACAACTGGTTCTTCCAAGGGACGCGCCTTAATGTTTTCGCAGCTATTGACTTTGCCTATAGCTTACGTACCAGTGCAGATTATACTGCTATTGTTGTTGTGGGTGTCGATACTCACCATAACTATTACGTTCTCGACATCGACCGCTTTAAGACGCAGCAGATTTCAGAGTACTTTACCCGCATCCTTCGACTCCACCAAAAGTGGAGGTTCAGAAAGATCAGGGCTGAAGTCACGGCAGCGCAAGAAGTGATTGTAAAGGATTTGAAGGAGTCTTACATTCGACCTCACGGCCTAGCACTTTCTGTGGAGGAGTATAGGCCCACCCATAATGAGGGTGTGAAGGAGGAAAGGATGGAGGCAATTCTTCAACCAAGGTATGCGAATCTTCAAATGTGGCATTACCAAGGAGGTAATTGCCAGATTTTGGAAGATGAGCTAGTTATGGCGAAACCTCCACATGATGACGTCAAAGACTGCTTGGCTTCATGCGTAGATTTCTGTATTGCCCCATCAGGGCAGATGTCGTATCGCGCAAGACGGAGTCAGACTGAAGGTCTATATCATCCCAGGTTTGGAGGGGTTAGCGTATAATGGCTGGCAAAACACTAGACATCTACGATTACATCAAGCCAGATAAAGCTGCTTGCGCTGTATCGGACATGTATCTGACGTATGACATGAAGCGTCAGAACAAACTCAAAGAGTGGGAAGAGCTTTCTCGATATATCTTTGCCACAGACACGTCTAAGACCTCTAACAGCAGACTGCCGTGGAATAACAAGACCACAATTCCTAAGCTCTGCCAGATTCGTGACAATCTGCTCTCGAACTACATTGCCACTATGTTCCCGCGGCGACGTTGGCTCCAGTGGCTAGGAGATACCGAGCAAGACTCAACTATGGTTCTCCGTAAGCAGATCGAGACCTACATGAGTTGGTCTGTTGAGCGGAGTGGGTTTTACAAAGAGGCTGCTAAGCTTGTTCTCGACTATATCGACTATGGCAACTGTTTCGCCATGCCGGTATGGAAGGATGAACGCATTGAGAACGATAAGGGTGAAAAGACGGGCTATGTAGGTCCGGGTATCCAGAGGATTTCTCCTTTGGACATTGTATTCAACCCAATCGGTGAAGAATTCCGCCACGCACCTAAGATCGTCCGATCTGTGATGACTGTGGGCGAGGCAAAGAAGATTGTGGAGTCTCAGGCGGACCCAATGGTTCGTGAAGAGGCTCAAAAGGCGTATGACTACATGATGAGTACCCGAGCGAACTTCTCACAGTTCGGCGGGACTGGTGGACAGTTCACCGCAGGTGGACAGAACATCAAAGACACGATTTACAACATCTCGGGGTTTGACGACTGGCGTAACTACCTCGGATCAGACTATGTTGAGATGTTGACGTTCTATGGAGACTATTTTGACCGGGAGACCGGCACTCTCCATGAGAACCAGATTGTAGTTGTGGTTGACCGCCACAAGATTCTATATCGGAAGGACAATCCTTCCGTTTATGGTTATCCTCCGATTTTCCACGCTGGATGGCGTATTCGTCAGGATAACCTGTGGGCTATGGGTCCTTTGGACAATCTCGTGGGAATGCAGTATCGCATTGACCATCTCGAGAATCTGAAGGCCGACTGTTTCGACCAGATTGCATTTCCACCCCTAAAAGTCCGCGGTTACGTGGAAGACTTTGAATGGGGTCCATTTGAGCGGATTTACGTGGGTGATGACGGTGACGTAGAGGTCATGTCCCCCAATGTCCAAGTTCTCAACGCGGATAACCAAATCGCGATCCTTGAGATGAAAATGGAGGAAATGTCTGGTTCTCCGAAGGAGGCTATGGGTTTCCGTACTCCTGGCGAGAAAACAGCATACGAAGTACAGCGTTTGGAGAATGCGGCATCCCGTGTCTTCCAAAATAAGATAAGCCAGTTCGAACAAGAACTGATTGAGCCTTTGCTCAACGGAATGCTCGAATTGGCTCGTAGGAACCTCACGAAGGCATCTGTGCGTTCGTTTGACCCCGAGTTCAATCACGAGGTCTTTACGACGATGTCCAAGGAGGATATTACTGGAAATGGCATCATCAAGCCGATTGCTGCGCGACATTACGCAGAACAGGCTACGGTGGTCCAGGACCTGAATAACTTTATGGGTTCTCCGGCATATCAAGACCCCGATATACGGATGCATTGGAGTGCGCTGAAGCTGTCAAAAATCTTTGAACAGATGTTGCATTTGGAAGATTATGAAGCTGTCCAAGAGAACATCCGTTTGGCCGAGAAAGCAGACAGTCAGAAAGCCATGCAGCTACACGGTGAGCAACTGGCAATGGAGGCTCAAACGCCCGCGGGAGTGGCCCCGGACGATACCGATTTGCCCTTCTAGGAGAGTAGATGAAAACGCTCTGGACTCAACATATCTCAGACCCCGAGAAAAAGGAGGAGTTTGCAAAGCTCCTTCGTAACAGCACTGTTTCACTAGGACGACTCCGGGATATTGTGCGCGAACTACAGACTAGCATCCTTACGACCGAAAGGAGCAATAAGGTATACGAGAGCCCGAACTGGACCTACTTACAGGCTCATACCAATGGAATGCTCCAAGCGTACGACAATATTGACCGACTATTGTCCTTCTTAGACGAGGAGCAAAAAAATGGCCGACCAAGACAACGAAAGCCTGTTCAGTAACAATGACGCGACGGGAGTAACCAATCCCCCGGCTACACCACAGGATTCGACAGATGATGGTGGTACAACAACTCACCTAGAAACTCTAGTGGGTGAAGGCAAGAAGTTCAAGTCTGCGGAAGATTTGGCCCGAGGTAAACTCGAAGCTGATTCTTTCATTACTAAACTTCAGTCTGAAGCTCAGGAGATGAGGGAAGAGTTGAATAAGCGATTAGCAGTGGAAGACGTTCTCAAAAGAATTGAAGAGCGTCAAAAAGCTGTTGAGCCTGATCAGAGTAACCGGGGCACACCCGACCCGGAAGAAAAGACGGATAATCGCGGCGTCAGTATGGACGATGTTGCAAAGCTCGTCCAGCAACAAATGGAAGAGAAAGACCTCATAAACACACGCCGTTCTAACTTGGCGTCTGTTAAGGACAAGTTGGTTCAGAGGTTTGGTGCCGATTACGCCAACAAGGTACGTGGCAAGCTATCCGAGCTAGGTCTCGGTGACGATTTTGCTAACGGCCTCGCGGCAACGCAACCAAACGCTTTTCTGGCACTTGTGGGAGCCCAAGGCGGCACTCCAGCGACCACTGGAGCAGAACCCAAGAGTACTGTTCGACTTGGTGGAGACATCAATGATAAACGTACTTACGAGTACTACCAGAAACTTCGTAGGGAAGACCCTGCGAAATACTTTGAATCTAAGGTCCAGATGCAGATGCACAGGGACGCGGCTGAACAAGGTGAGGACTTCTACTCCTAGAACAACAAGGCTAAGGAGTTTGTTCAATGGCCGGTTTTACTACGAATGCCAATGAGCATCTAATTAGGTCACAGCTTTGGAGCAATCAGCTCAAAGATGTGCTTGAGGATGAACTCATGGCCATGAAGTTCGTAGACATGATTACTGACTTCCCGGACGGTGATACGCTGAATATCCCCTCGGTTGGTCAGGCCGAAGTCTACAACTATGGCGAAGATCAGGCAGTCAAGTACAATGCGATGGATACTGGTAATTTCACCTTTACCATCACGGAGTACAAGGCTGCTGCTACTTACGTCACGAACAAGATGAAACAGGACTCGTTCTATATGTCCCGCGTCATCCCGATGTTTGTGCCTAAGCAGCACCGCGCTCTGATGAAGGTCATCGAGGCGGATATTCTGGACGTTGGCCCGGATGGGCAGACGGCCTCCAATACCAACACGATTAACGGTGCGTACCATCGCTTTATTGGTTCTGGTACGAACG